GCTGGAATTTTCTTTTGCGCTGCTCGATGAGCTCGTCGATCGATACGTCATCATCCGGTATCGGCGTGAATTCAAACGCTTCTTCGTTCGGGATCTGCCTGCCCGGCTGATAGGTTGACTTCGGTATCTCGTAGCCCCGAGTCTCCATCCGAGCTAAACGCTTCAGCATCGTTCGTGGGTTCAGCCCGAGATCGGCAGCAGCATTGGCGCGAACGCCTTTGTTCCTGCGCAACGCTTCAATGATCTGATCGTCAGTCGCCTTTGCGGCTGTCACGGCATCACCTCTTTCTGGTTACTTTAATGCCGAGTTCCTTTCGGCGATCTTCGGTACGCTCGTCATCGCGCACCGCCGTCCATTCCAAATGCCCATCAACGAGCCGATACTGCTCCTTGTGAGTCAAGGCGCAATCGCAGCACTCGGTGAAGGTATAACCTTTGACTCGGTACCAAACCCCGTCATACATCTGGATTACGGGGACAGATACATCCTTGCTTCGTCCTGCCTTCGGCTTACCAGACCGGGCAGAACCTTTCCCGCGGCTTTTGTCCATTTCATGAACTCCGATGCAGCGCCCCAATAATCGCCTCGGTTGTGCTTCATTCGCAGCGTAGAACGCTGGAGATTCCCGAGACCGACGTTAAAGGCAAAGCTCACCAAGGCATCGAACTGGCCTTGACGATCAGGATCAACAGAGCAATATCGGGCCACGCCTGACTCAAATCGCTTAAGGTCTTGAGCAAGGAGAGCATCCACTTCGTCAATGTCCCAGACACGGTTGTCCTCGGCTTTTAGCGGATAGTCCCGGCGCAGAGGGAAATTGCCATTATCGGCGGTTCGCACCACCGGCAAACGAGCCTGCTCGGGATAGAGCATATGGCCGACGCCCACCGTGTGAAGTCCGGCTGGGCAAATGTATGGTCGCAGGCGAACACCCTCGTGTTTTTTAACTAGTGCGAGCGCCTGCTCGCTTATGTTCATTTCGTATTAAATGCCCTGCCACCAAAGTGGAACGCAATAATCGACGAAAGAATCATCATCTCTTCTGTGCCAAAGATGTTATCCATGGCAATAGCAAAGGGAATCCCTGTGCTATATGCGTACCATACACCAGTTGCATTCAAAACAACAAGTTCCAGCACAAAGATATAAGTTACAACAGGTCTGACCGAGGCTCGAAGATTGATGATCCATTGGCTCGCGCCCTTGCCGATCGCCTCGTCATGCTTGTACAGCGCGACCCGCTCTTGGGCATAGGTCTCGGCCAGCACTTGCTCGGTCTTGATCTCCTCGATGCGCTCCTGCGCTTGGAAGCCACGGGCAGCAAGCTCGAGCTCCCGCTCCTTCTGCATACGCAAGATAGCGAGCTCATGCGACTTGTCCTGCCGATCTTGGAAGAACTCGAGGATCTTCGGGAGGCCGCCAGCGAGAAATGACAGAAATGTGGAAAGCATCGTCATCATGGCGGCAGCCTCACTTTTTGTTGATCAGATCGAATAGGGTCTTGATCTTATCCTCGAGCACGGCGACTCGGAGATCCAGCTTTGACAGGACGATGATCAGCGTGATGAGCGCGAGAATCACCGGCCAAGCGCGGGTGAATATCTCGAACAGCTCCATGTCACTTATCCGCTTTGGTCGTATTGAGCTGGTTGATCAGATTAAAAATGTCATCCAGCGTCCGGCGAATGTGATGAATGTCGTCTCGGTAGTCAGCCTTGGTGACGTAAACGTGCGGCATATTCCGCACATCCTTGTCGAGCTGGTTAATCGAGCGGCTGATGTTATTGAGAATCCAGCCGCCCAAGAAACCGGACACGCCGACCAGCACGTTGAAAAGCATCTGCGCATCCATCATCAAACTCCCGGGATAGCTCTACGCGGGGCCGATGCCGCGATCTGTTCGGCCTTGGCAAATCGTTCAGCGGCCTGCCCAGCGATCGGAGCGGCGGCCAGCAGGGCTTCCGTCTGCTGCGCTTGAGCGTCGGCAGCATCCATCTCCTCGAGCTCCTCGTCGGTACGCAGCGCCTTGGCAGGCACACCATTGGCCTCGGCAATGAGCTTGATAGCCTCGTCGGCGTTGATACGACGTAAAACGGACATATCGCCAGAGACTTGCGCGACCGGCAGCATCGCCTCGATCGTGCGCAGGATGCCGGCAGCCTCCTCGGTTTTCATCAACCGAGCGAGCGGCCCCTGATACTTCGGGAGGATCTCGCCACCCGAGGATAGGTAGTCAAACAGCACAGGCGGCGGTTCCGGCAACGAGAAACTGGCAGACAACAGATCGAGCTCGCGATCGATGATCGGCCCTAAAAATTCGGACTGTTGGCGACCCATCGTTGGGCCAAGCAAAGCGCCCTTTTCCTGCGCGCGTTGGAGCACTTCGGTCGCCGTCATAGCTCGAGGCTCTTCCACAAGAATCTGGAACAGCGTCACCAAGAACGAGTCGTTCACGGCTTTTCGCTTTTGGTCTGCCATCTCGATGCCGATCGGCAGATTGCCGCCGGTCATTAAAGGCTGCACAAGCGGCGTACCGTCGTCTCTCAAATACCCGTAGTTCAATGCATTAGGACGCACGGAGAAGGCGTTTAACGCCCCCTCCTCGGTCAGGATGAGCGGTGGGTCAACCATGCGGTGCGCCATCCGAAGCATGGTCTTTTCCATCTCTTGCAGCGACTTGATATCGGCAAGAGCCTCCATCGCCGGAGACCGTCCATAAATCTCGCGTGGCCCGGTAACGTACCGGCCAACCGCATACGGCATCACCCGGTAGCCGCCATCCTCGAGCAGCACTTGCCCTTCACGCGATACATACCGAGATACATACCGCATCCCGTCAGGGCCGGCCATGCCCTCTTTGTAGTCGTAGTTCGGGCGAACGCAATGCACAAACTCGAACATCGTGTTTGGCGCAGTCTTTGCCTGACCTACAATTCCCCGCGGCAATTTGTCAGCCCACCCCGGGATCTGCATCGCTTGGCGAGCAGAGAGCTGGAACGAACGGTAAACGGTATCGACGCGGCCAACGTGGTCTAAGTCGATAACAAGTTCTGATAGCGGAATTGCTCGATAACGCAAGGTCACGCCCGGCACTTCGTCGATAAACAAAGCAGAGGTGCCAAAAGCGCCCAAGCTCATGTAACACTCAAAAGCCTGTGAGCCGAAGTTTGCGGTCGGCGAGTACCGCTGACGGAACATGATATCTCGCAAGTTATCGCACCAACGGCGAACAGCGATATCGTCGTCGAGCTCTGGGATGCCGGTATACAGACCGTGCCACATCTGGGTGGCAGGCGTCAGCATTGAATCCATCGCAGCAGCAAACCGCGGCAAAGCTCGCTGGGCAGTTGAGTCGAAGATCTTCTCCGATCGCTTCTCGCCCGGGGTACGCCAGCCAGTCATCTCGGCCATCGTCGGCCAGACGCGCTCGGCTACTTCTTGCCAATGATTCTCCCAAGTTCCACGCGCGCCTTTCAGACGATCGTAGCCCTCGAGGACTTCTGCTGCGCGTGAATCAGCCATTAGATCGGCACTCCATCAATCGTTAAAGGATCACCAACTACCGCTACAGACGGAGTTGGTTCTGGCGTCGGCTCAACAACCGGCGGCTCAACACCATCCGGCAACGTCACGACGTACTCACATTCTACCCAAGCCATCTCGCCGTGGTTCCAGTTCCATTGATAGCCGGGGCGGTCAGCAGGCTTGGGATCACGCACGACCCATTCGCCGTTTAGCCACGCGACTTCCTTACCCTCCGGCGCTTCTGGCTTGGCAGGCACTTCATACCAACCCTTGTTGTTGTCGATGACTTCAACCGGGTAGTGGCCTTTGAAACTATAGAGTGTCATGGTCTACCTCACAGAAGCGGGAACGCCGTAGTCGGCGGTGTGAAGTTGGCGGTGTATCGAGCGTAGCCTTTGGTAACGCGAAAATCTTGGATGTAGCCAGTAAACGGACTCGCGCCAACAGTTGCGCCCTCTACTCCGATAGAAGGTCTACCAGACTTTCCAACATAGTTGTTGCTGTCTGTGTACGTTGAGCCAACTTGCGTACCGTCAACAAACAATTTCGTGCTTGTCCCGCTGCGGGACAAAGCCAAGTGGAACCAAGTGTTGTTGCTAACCGAAGATGACCCGGTGATTCGATCATTGCTTGCCGTGTAGTAATACGGAACGCCGCTGACCAAGTACACCAAAGGAGCAATATCGCTTGTCGAATCTTTACGGAAATCAAACAACACTTGATACGTTGCGGATGCCGAGCGGTAGAACCAGCCTTCAACGGTGAAATCGCCCGTGCCAAACGCAACAAGATTGATAGATGCTGAATACGGGAACAGGTAATCCCCCGTCCCATCTAGATAAATAGACGACCCGCCGAACTTGCTCTGCGTCGTGCTGATCTGCGCGTTGCCCACCGTCTCAAGGTCGTTCTTGGACGTAGCGTCGTAGATGCCTGCGTTGGTTCCGGCCAGCAACAACTGCGTGTTAGAGATAGCGGTAAGGGGTGCAGTCGGTGGCGTAAACGTGCCGGTGTAAACAGCCGATCCAGTAGCGCGGAAGTCAGCCAAATATCCCGTGAAGTTTTGCGTGGATACCGCATCGCCGGTGGTTCCAACCCACCAATAGTCAGCCGTTCCGGTTACGGTGTTGTTGCTCGTAAACGTGCCAGCCGAAACGCCGTTGATATACAGCGTGATGTTGTTGGAGCCGGTTCCGTTACGAACCAACGCGATGTGTGACCAAGCGTTTTTGATGTAATCGGCAGACGACTGAATGGCAGGGAATGTGCCAAACAACGCTACAGCCCATTTGGTTGTTCCAGCAGACGAATGCCCACAGAAGATAGACACGCCCGTGCTAGACGGCCAAGAACTGTAGTTGTTGAAAACGCCTGCAAACGCACTTGCTTGCGTCAACGGGTATGCCCAAAACTCAATCGTAAAATTGCCCGTAAACTGCAACGCCGACGTATATGCAAGGCGCAAGTAGTCCCCTGCTCCGTCGTAATACCCACTCCCGCCATACGTCGCTGCACTCCACGCTGCCGTTGGGTTGAACGGGCTGAAGGCTTGGACAGACACATCACCGTTGCGCGTAATGGCAAAGGCGTTGCTGCTGTTGTCTACGAAGCGGTTGCTCTGACAGGTCAGCAGGGAGGTGTTGGTGATTGCGGTAAGCGGCGTTGTTGGAGGCGTGAATCCAGATGTATAAACCGCAGAAGTCACAACTCGGAGATTAGATATATACCCTGCCGCCGTCGGATAAACGGTGGTGTTGTAATTTTC